ATGAAAGTTATACTAACAAATCGCGAATCAGAAGAGTTATTTTATATCACACTTTGAAATGGGGGAGAATAAATATGTGGGTATGGTCTTGAATTAGATTATTCTGATCTTGAATACGATAAGGCTAAATCTAAGCTAGAGTCATCGTGCTACGAAGATATCTTAATGCAGATACTAAGAGATGGTGGTGAATTGGAACTAGCTGACCATGAATGTGATGGTGAATATAACAAGTCAATAACATTGAAAGACGTTCATAACAAGGTGCAAGAAACGCCCTTAAAGCATCTAATAGATGCTATCAACGAAAATGACGATGCGTGTACCGCTGATGTCATCTTGCAAACTGTATTCTATGGAGAGATAATCTTCGGTTAAAACCACATCACCTCATAGCGTAACTGCTATGGGGTTTTGGTGGTATAAACCAATAAACAAATAGGTGATGTTGCTTACCATCAAAAAATTATTATGAAAATATTTAAAACATTAGACGATGCAATATCTCAGTTAGAGGAAGATTATATAGGGTCTATTGAATCTCATATAAAGAGCATAAAAAGTAGGGGTATTACAAGATACAATGGGACTATTTATATTGTTGATAAATACGGAATTTTAAACTGAAAGAATGCTTACTATACTAATAATATTTTTAATTTTGATACTTAAACTAAGGAAACTATGAAAACAATCGAACACAGCTACCAAGTAAGCAAGATGCTAGAGGTAATGAACAGTAGTATTATTGCGGGGGGCTACCCCGACTACGAAGAAGGTGCTACATATATACTCTGCATGAACGGCAAAGCTCAAACATATTTAAACTAGGAGAAAACATGACACAAGAAATAAAAGAACTAGAAGAACTATACAGAAATAGTTATCTTCGTGAGCAAAAGACATTAAACCAAGAAGCACGAACAGGAATACCTAGAGAGGAAATCCTACATGAGTATATAAAGATTGATAGATTGTTGGGGTATATAGCCAATAAGATAAAGAGCGATCAACCCCCCGCACAAATAAAAATACTAAAGGAAAGAAAAAGTTTCTACAATGAAATGATAAAGCCTTACAAAGAATACAAAGCAATAGTAGAGAGTAAGAGAGAGGACTATAAAAGGAGATTAAAAGCTGCTCAGTTTGTAAAACCCGAGCCTAATATGCGTGTATTTAATTAAATAAATTATGGACTATAAATTAATTGACAACATTGAAGTAGATGACATTGACACTAGCGACTACCCTGATTTTTGCGATGCGTTCATATCAAGTGCTGACTATAACGGCAAACCAATGACTGATGAGCAGTTAGATAAACTTAATGAAGATAGCGACTTTGTTTATCAAAAAGTGCAAGAGCTTTTATTCTAACGGTAAGTATAAAAACAGTAGCGATATGGAAGATAAAATATTTGATATAGTAACAGACCTAATTAGAGATGATATAACTAAGGATGAAGCAATAGACAAGCTATTGATTTTATACAATGTTAGGCTTTCGTTGTTTCAAAAAAACAGACTTGACTTGCTTAATTGGGCTAAAAGTGAATTAAAGCAAGAAACAAACACTAAACTTGGTAAGACAATGACACCTTATAGAAGTGATAAAATTATATTCTTGCGTAGGATTATAGATTGGCTCAACAATGAAGCCTAACAATTATATATAACACATTCAAAAATTTGAACCGATGGAAACCCCCAGTAGAAGCGGAGGAACTATGAAAGAATTAAATAAATTATGAGTAACACAGTAACGATTTTTAACGGGGCGAAAGAAACCCTTGAAGCACATTACATTACAGTAAATCAAGCATTAAAAAGAATTAAAAATGGAAAAAGTAAAGAAGCAGTTGAAGAGATACGAAAGAGGTATGCCGAGAAAGAGAAATATGATCACCTTAAGATTGCATTACCTTCTGTTATCTATGCAGGAGTGGCTGACAAAGTTGGTAAAGATTCTCACGCAAGGGATACATTAAGGAACGATGAGTGTATAACTAAGCACTCAGGATTTTTCGTTCTTGATTTTGATGAGGGGGATACAGAAGTCCTTAAGCAAAGGTTACAAAAGGATACTTATATCTATGCTGTTTGGGCGGGGGTTACTAAGGGGTGTAAGGCTCTTGTTAAATGCCCCCCGAATATTGTTAATCACCCTCTATACTACAATGCTTTTCTGTCTCGTTACCCCGAGTTAGACACTACATCTAAGAACATAGGCAGACTATGCTTTGAGAGTTATGACTCTGACTTATGGGTGAATGAGAAGAGTCTTGTGTGGGATAAGACCTTAACAGATGAAGAATATCAAAAACAAAAACAAAACCTAAAGGATAGAAAAAAGAAGAGGTTAATGGACATCTCAGCCTCTATGATAAGGGGGTCTAGGGATGGAGAGAAGCATGAGACACTACTAAGAGCCTCAACACTATTAGGTGGGGGTATAAAGCCAAAAACAGTATCAAGGGAAGAGGCAACAGAACATTTAGAAACAGAGATTAAAAAGAAACACCCAAAGGATTTTAAGCAAGCACAGAAAACAATTCAAGACGGCTTGACCTATGGTATGAACGCCCCACTACATGAGATAAAGGAAATAGAAAAGTCCCTTGACTTTACGAGAAGGAGTGATGGAAGCTATGACTTCCTCGCTAGTGATGAGGAGATGGATGACTATGAAACTGCTGTTATAAATGGCTCGCTTGAAATGGGAATGATAACAGGTATGCCTAAGTTAGATGAACATTGGATGTTTAAAAAGAATACCCTTGTTTGGTTAGCCGCTAGAGATAACGTTGGGAAGTCCTTTGTGTTTTGGTACTTCTCCGTACTTGCAGCTATGCAGCATGATTGGAAAGTGTTGATGTATGCAAAGGAAAACCGAGATGGTAGCGTAAGAAAGAAGATCAAGGAGTTTTATATTGGTAAGAGTATCAAATTGTTTAATGATACCGACCATAAGTTAGCAAAAGATTTTATACAAAACAACTTTAAGTTCTTTACAGCTAAGAGGATGCACACAGCAGAAGATTGGCTAATGAAGTGTGAGATAGTATATGATGAGGGGTTTGAGTATGATGTAGTAATAGGAGACCCTTATAACGCCTTTGATCTGCCAATAGGTGAGAATCAGTACACAGTTAACTTACGCTCTTTAAATCAACTACAGACGTTTAAGGAGAACTACTCTGCTGTATGGATTACCGACCACATAACAAGTACCGCAGCAAGGGGTAGAAATAGTGATGGGGGTATGGAAGTTCCAACTAAGCATGACGTAGAGTTCGGACAGATGAAACCTAACAAGGCAGATGATTTTATTATAGCCCACAGAAACTTAAAGGGAGATGGTAACAAGTACGTTACAGAGATTCATGTAGACAAGATCAAAGAGGTAGAGACAGGGGGATGCCCAACACCAAAGGATGAGCCTGTAATGCTGCTAGCAAACAAAGACCTGTGTAGTTTTAGCTGTAATGGAGTAGACCCGATTAAAGAGTATTGGAAGCGTAAGGGTATGTACAATCCACCACAAGAAACAGAGCAACCTAAGTCAAGACTTGTGACTCAAGGGTGGAACACCCCCCAAAACGCACCATTCTAATCCTTAACATTAACATAACATGAAAGGCTTGTTCACTCTATCCTTTCTTTGTATGTTTGCTGGATAAATAAAAATTAAACCGATGAAAAAGAAAGTATTTAAGAGATTAGAAAAGATTACATCAGGAGTTAACATAAGATTAGCTTTAAAGGATAAGGAGTTAAACGATGCCTTAGAGCAGACAGTAGTAAAAGTGTACGAGAAGAAAAGGTTAGAGTTATTAGGGGGGGAAGAGCCTCAAAGAACTGTTAAGGATATGTACCGATTGTATATGCTACCCGTAATAGATGTGTTAGATTATTTAAAATATATAGGGTACTTAGATGAAAAGGCACATTATTACAGCTTATCATCCTCACACTTAATATTTGTGTATTGGGTGGAAATATGTAAAGACCCAACCTTGGGGAGTATGATAAACTTACCAAATACCATACTAGAATGTTTTGAGTATTGGGAAGAGCTTTTTCCAAAAGAGGAGTTACCAAATCATAACAACGCACTATCGCAAGAGGATTTTATAGAGAATATACACTTTGCATCAGATGTCTACAATAACTATAACTAAATTAAAATGAATGAAGAACTAGACAACAACGAAGACTGGGATTTTGAGTTCCTAGAGGACGGAGAAGCTACTATGATGGGACTGCTGCTTACAATAGCAGACCAACTAGGAGTAAAAGTAAATGTAATAGGGGATCACCTTATCTACGGAGAAGATGCAGATGAGGCAGATATTGAAATTATTACTACATTAGCAGACAGATTAAAAATTAAATAATTAAATTAAGTAAATTATGAGTATTTCAAGCGATGACAAACAAAAGAACCCTTCTACTAAAT